TCATGTAAGAATCTTTTCAGTCTATCTATTGGAGTTTCATTGAGGTCATTGATATTATCTAGGTGTCGTTTCCCTTGCTTTACAATACTGTTTGCAATACTATACTCATCAAATTCCCATATGTCTAACCCATTACCTAGACGTACTCCTGTCATGCCCAGTCCAATACCCCACCCAATGTATCTAGCCTCGTTATGTAAGGCGGCACCACCTGAGTTCATATAGCAGTTAAATGTCTCACGCACCATTTTCTCTACACTATTTTTATTATGTAGTAGGTATTGAATGTATCTTTCAGCAGCGGTGCCTGAATTTGCTATTACCTGTTCCATCCAGTATGTAGTTTCCTCTGTTGACATGGTTGCTTTTCTATCTGTTAAATCTATTTCTAAAAACCTAGCTAACTCTCCTTCAGGCCTTGCTTTTATAGCAGAGATAGCTTGGCAAAGACTTATATTGGAAGTGCTAATTGTTGCCCCATTCCAAAACACATCATTATCACGTTCTCTGTTATTATCTGCGGAGGCTCGATTAGGCCCTGCCCCAGAAGCTAAACCAAACACAAGAGTTGATGCGTCAAGTCTGCCTTTAGGTTTTTGGTTATCATCTACTATCTCATCAAACATAAGAGGGATTGAGTTCAGAGCACCACGTCTAGCAAACACAGACATCCCTGTATCTAACAACTGCATAATTGGTATAGGTTTCTCAGGTATCCCCCATATGGAAAACGCACTTTCAAGGGTAGCAGATTTGTTCGTTCCTGTTCCCTCTGACATCATATGTACTAGGCCACTTTTTATGTTAGGTGGAGCAAGTGCATACAACGGACTAGCAAGAGAGAAACCTAATACAAATGCTCGTTCCTCGTCTCCTTTATTCGCAAAAAGTTTATTGATCGCCTCAGTCCATTTTTCAAGAGAGGCTCCTTTGTTTGGTTTCAAGTAAGGTATAAAGTTTTTTAATATTTTAGAGTGCGGTGCTTCACATACACTCCCTGCTCTATATAATCTATCACCAATTAAAAAAGTATCATTTTCTAAATCCCACCCCATTTTTGTAGAGGCAGATGTTGTGGTTTCATTCATAAGTAACTCTTGACCTGATATTGATAAATACCTACGTAGGAAGTCTTCATCATTTTTCCTCATAGGGATGTACCCAAAGGTACTACTCATATATTCTAAAAATTTATTCTTTGCACTATTAGTAAGGTATGACATAGGCATCTCACTAGTTATAACTCCATCATGTTTAGTGACTACTTTTAATGCTAGATGGTACCCTCCTTCTTTATGAAATGTTAAACGTACTACATAAATTAAACTGTGAAATATTACTCTGTCTTCACCCTGAGTGTAAGTCCCATCAGCATTTTTTACAGGGGGGATATGGTAGATAAGATTTTTACCCTCGCCATATTTAAAATTTTCAGGAGGGTCTCTTAATTGTTCTTCTTCCCCTGCTCTTTCGACTTCAGGAGGTTTTTCTACTATAAATTTTCGTAGTACATCAGGTATTTTTGAGTCTTTTTCTTTAATTTGTTTTACAGGTGGTTTAGGCTCTTCCTTGATTTCTTTTTTAACTTCTTTCTTCTTATCTAATTTAACAATGTCAGAATAACCAGAAGTTACTATATTACTTATTTTTTTATCTTTTAACTCTTTAACTACAGAGCCTAAATTAATTGGGTTTATTAATTGTTTATGGGGACAATTTTCACAGGGGGTTGGGTTACTAGCCGCATAGGTCGAGCAATTATGAGGGTGTTGCATCTCATTTGCTTTCATCTCTGTTACACTTTTATTGTATCTCTTTGTATCTGTTTTTGATATATCATGTATAGCCCATTCTCTATCTGAGCAGTGTTGAGCTGTAGACAGCAACGACATCCATGTATCGTACTGTACTTTAGTTGGGTCTTCGTATGCCAATTTTATCTGACCACAACCCTCACCTTTGAGAGACTTTTCTTTTATAACAGAAAACTTCTTTTCTGAACTCTCCATCAAAGACCTTTGATACTCACTAAGATTTTTTATCTTCTCTTTGTATGGCACTTTGGGTGCTATGATAGATTTTGGTATCAAGTCTCTGAAGTATTGATATGTTGAAACTTCCCCTTTTTCTAATACTGCTACATATAATTCTTTTGTATTATCTCCATTCGTATTAAAATTTCTAGAGCCTACTAACCTAATATCTTGTGTGGGTTTTTTAATTACACTAGGGTCAATAAGTAATTGGCAGTCATTATCTTTGAGGTACTCGGCAAAATCACTTGTTAATTGCATCCATATTTCTCTATCAACTGGCTCCTCAAAAGGCCAGTAAATATGAAACCCATTACCTGAATCAATGACATAAGGTTTTGGTAGTTTATCGAATTGCTGTAAAAATTTATCTATGCTTTTCTTTGCTATAGTTTTATTAGCATAGGAGTCAGGGCTATCTTTCCCAACATCAATATCTAAAAGAATAGTTTTTAGTTGTCTTACTGCATCTACATTTATTTTTTCTGCCTCAGTATCTACACTACCAATTCTGTAGAAAGTATTGTATTTCTCTTTATTCTCAATTCTCTCCCACTCTTTAAATATTTCATCTAAAGAACCTACTTTGGTTGGTATGTGTCTTCTTTTACCTTTGGCATTATCAGCAGTCTTCGGCTCATTAGCCGCAACGACATAACTTTCTCCATCTCTGAGTTTGGGAAGGACTAATTCTAAAAATTCTCTATTTGATAAGTCACTCATATTCCTCCTCACCGTAGTCGATTGCATACAATCGTTTCTCTACAACTTCTTTTGTGCCTTCTTCACACTTTTCTATTACTTCCAAAAGGACTTTTAAAGATTCTAAATGTTCTCCGCTAGGTGATGTGCCACCATCAGTCCAACTTTTAAGTGTACCTCGATTAGTACCTAAAAGTATAGCTATTTTGTTTCGAGGTAATTTAAATTTATCAATTAACTCTCCTAATTTTTTACCTGCGAATGTATCAATCATATTACCTCCTTCCATAAAAAATGTGGGGTCACTAGCCAAAAACAAACTGAAGGAGACTAGCCCCCACTGGTGCGGTTTACATTACGAATTAGCACAAAGTGCTAGGCAATACGACCCACACTCACACCTAACAAGGTGCGTATCACCTGGAAGTTTTATTAGTCGTTAGCCCACTTCTTTGCTATGTCGGCGGCAGAATCAGGTGTCTCTACAGTTCCTTTTGTAGCTTTAACAACTGGCTCATCTGAATCTTTAGCTTCTGCTTTAACAGGTGGAGGAGCAATATTTAACTGGATAGCTTTTTTAGTGTCCTCAGATTCATACTGTTTAACTATCACATCATACTCTGCTTTACTCACCTCTCTGACTGGGGCAAACGTAAGTTTTGGTGTAGGACTTTTTATATCAAAAGAAGCCTTTGTAACCACATGACTTATACTTACTCCATTGGTGCCTAGATATTTAGCATACTGGTCAAGTGGCCATTTGTAGTGCTCACCTTTACCAAATAGAGAAGTTCCTGGTAGAACAACTTGGTAGATTGTATTGGTTGGGTCATTAGTTAGCATGACTGCAATACGTCTACTAAATCTACATGCTCTACCCTCACCTTGACCTGAGCCCTTTATATTATTAGGACAGTCATTACAAGTTTTACTTACTGGGTCAGGCACGTTCTCATCAGGGACTTTAGAATTACTTGACCAACATCTAGGTGACATTGGCTTACCCTCTTGGTAAGAACCATCAAAGAATACCCTCTGCAGATCAGGAGCAACAGATATAATTATCCACTCTTGTGACCTGTCCTCACTAACAGCGGTCTCCTCACCATTGACAATCATTCTGAAAGCACTGCCCTTGATAGAGATACGTTTCATACCTCCTGATGCTTTACCCATTAGATTTTTTGTAGCTTCATCTAATCCCTGTGTTTTAAGGTAATCAGGCATACCTTTTTTGAAGATTGCTAATTCTTTACTAGCCATTTGTGACTCCTTCCTCATTGTTTTGTTTACTGTTACTTGGTCTAATACCTCTACCACTTTCAATCCAGTCAGTTATATCTGATTGCTTAAATCTATATAATCCTCCTAGAAGTAAAAATGGAATTTTGTTTTGTCGTATAAAGTTACGAACAGTGTTCTCACTCATACTGATTTGTTTTGCAACTTGACTAATAGTCAATAATGCGTCTGTGTCTTCAACTGACATTAGTTTCTCCTAACGGTTATGGTGTACTCACTAATCGGACTCAAACCTGTTGGTAAATCTTCAGGGTGCTCCTCGATATAGGCTTTCATGTTTTTGTTGTTAAGACGTTTTTCAAGCAAGTCAAATGACTTGGTCTTTTCAATTAGTTTATATACTGCCTCCCAGTCTCCTACTTGGTATTTTGTGCGTACCCTACGGAATACAGTACCTGCCTTTGTTTTGATACTATCGGCATCTATTCTCTTACATAGACTCAATAGTTCTCTTTTAATAACATCTTGTTCGTCATTTAACTTTTGGTCTTGTTCGTCATACTCTTTTGCTAGTTCTGACCTTTTATCCCTAATGGCTCGGTACGCACTTACAAGAGTTTCCACAGACACTGTTTTATCGACATTTTCAGACATCTTTTCCTCCTAAAAAATAGATTTTAATAGACTGTAACAAATATTGAGTTATCTGTCAACTATTATTTTATTTTGCTATCTCTTTATATAAATTTACTATGTTTGAATGTACATCTACTTTGTTTTGTAGCATTTTGTAAATTCTTTTTTCCACTGCACTACCCTCTAAATGATAAACAGTCACTGGGTTTTTCTGCCCTGCTCTATGTGCTCTCGCATTACATTGTAGGTAGGTCTCCACACTCATCACTGGACTCCAATAAACGATAGTATCTGCTCTGTGTAAAGTAACTCCGTGAGCGGCCGCTTGCGGTTGTATGATTAGTATGCGTGGAGTATCTGAGGTTTGGAACCTATTAAATATCTCAGCACGTTTCCCAGCAGTTACTGCTCCATTTATTATCTCTGAAGTATATCCTTTTTTATCTATCTCCTCTTTGAGTAAGAGAATAGCATGTCGGTAAGGTACAAACAGAATGAGTTTATTTGAAGTCTCTTGAATTATTTCTTCTAACACTTTGAATCTAGGTTTCACATCAAATGATACTATTTCTCCAGTATCCGAATAGACTGCCCCTCCTGACAACTGTAGTAGCTTATTCATACCTGCCGCAGCATTGACCAAAGATATCTCCTCCCCTGCGGCTTGAACAACAAGTTTGGTTTTGAATAATTTATAGTATCTTTCCTGTTGCGGGGTCAGAGGAACATCTCTTGTAACGTAAGTTATATCAGGTAA